TTAGCCCTCCGCTTTTTCAGTCGGTGCATCGACTGGATCATTAATTTCATGTGCCTTATCAGTAAATTCCGCTGTGTGCTCTCCACCCAATTCATCACGCGGCTTTTTGTACGTCATAGCCATTTTGGAGTCACTCGTGCCTTTAGTAGTTGGATCAATCACAACACCTATCATCACAAGTAATCCGATTAGCATTTCTGCAAGTCGCCTAAGCTGCTCCTGCTCGACCTTTGGTGTAACCCCGAAGATCGCCAGCACCTCATAGATTAGTGACAGTGCAGCGGCTACAAAAGTCAGCAGCCACACCTTGTTGCCAAACCTTACTCTCCAATTAATTTTCATTTTTGTCCTCCTTTCAGACAATTAAAATGCCGAGCTTTCGCCCGGCTAACTAACTTATTTATTTTTTTCTAAATCATCTAGTCGATGATTCACCACCTTGAGTCTTTCCTCTATAACAGGAATTTTTTGCGCAAACCCATTGTGCAGTCTAACTTCTTCCGTCAGCTTGTCTATCTTGTAATCAGTTAAGCAGCTCGATTTGCGAATACCGTACAGCGAGCCCCCGCCCGCTCCAAGTGCTGATACACAAGCTACTACTATGCTTGTCCAATCTATCAATTTTAGTTCCTCCTAGTTCTGATGGACGTACACGTTGCGCTGCTCGCCCCAATTGCTTTGCGCAAAAGAATATTTGTGCCCTTTGATTGCCGCAAAACAAATAGAGCCATACTGCTGATTGTTTGCAATTGTGCACATTCCAACATACTCGTTATCTGTTAAATCTTTGCAAAATAGGTATGCACCTGCAGCAGTTGCTCTTCCGTTACAAGTAACGATTCCGTCATGAGGAGCTGTCCATGTTCCACTTAAAGACAAATTGTCTTTTATGTATCTTTTGTCTTCGAGCCTCTTCAGCTTATTCTTAACCTCTGTCATAAATTTGTTGAGAGATATCATTATGCGACACCTCCCATCTTTATTAGTTTTGCAAAGCGCTTGAAAACCTTGATTTTACAGAGCTTTACCCCCCATTTTTTCAATCTGAATAATTGAAGGTCCTGTGCCATATTTGTCTATATCCACATCGTTGTATGCCCACAAGCCTATTTCGCTTTCCTGCGCAAAATCCACAATTATGCTCAAATTTATTGTGGCATACTCGCCATAGCCTATTCCTCCTATCAGTGACTTACTGATAGGAGTCTTCTGCTCCAAAGCCACCCAGTTTCTACCTTCATTGGCCGTATATGATGCAATGTTGGCAGTAATCCTATATCTTCCAGCTGGCAGCACGAAAAGCCCTGACCGATATGTAATCCCCAGTTCGTTAGTTTTTAAGCTACACGGGATGTAATTCGCCCTTGACGTCTTACCCGCATTTAGTTTAGCGGTCATTACCTTGCTACTCTTTAGCGCTGTAAGCTCATTGCCAATGGCTTCCAGTGTGTTATTAAGACTTATCATATTCCACCTCCTATACTCTTATGCTGCTACCGAAGTAAGCAACAAGCTCAGACTCTAACGATGCGTTGTTGATATGTACATCTTTTAGACCGATATTTGCGCCCTGAATGTCGCTTTTCAACTTTTCAATTGCATTCTGCAAACTTCCTGCAGCAGTTCCGCTAATAGCACCCTCTAGGATTGACTGCCAACGGTCTGTAATTGCCTCTAGGCTGAAATTTGTCGGAAACGCAGGCAAGACGAAACCGCAGAGCTCCCTATCTGGCCTCTGATCCAGAATCGCCGCTGCTGTTATTTCGGTCGCTCCAGCGCCTACGTAGATGTCAGCTAGAGCAATCTCGAAGTAATTCGGCTGCTTTATTAGATCTGGAGCAACTGGTGTATTGGAAGGTACACCTTCCTTCTTATACACGTCGATACTTCTCACACTGTCGGACAAGTCGAGCCTCGCAACTATTCTGTCGATTCTCTTTAACGTAGGGTGAGAGTTACTGATGTTGATTGTTAACTCATTCGTCTGTCTGCCGATTGCGCCCTCTATAACACATCCTCCCGGCATAACCTTGACTTTCATGCCGTTATGGGATTGAACCTGCAGGTCTGAGCCGTCGGACTTAACTGTTGTGACTCCGTTACCCCATATTGACTTAAATACTTCTCTTACGTCGCTATCTGATACCGCCCTATCGCCGTTAGGGTCTGAATCGAAGTGCGACTGTAATGGTAATGCGATCATTTAATTACCTCCTTAAATGTTTAATGCAACATACTTTTGTTTGCGCGGGGTACCCATTACGAGCTGAACCTCTACTGCGTTCTTGCGATGAACTTCTTTAACTTCCATGATTCGAGCTGTGAACATCTGCTCTATATCATCAAGGACTATCGTACATATGTCGCCTAGGTTGTAGTCCTGTAAGTAGTAGAATGTGTTCTGGAGCACATCGACATTAATTGTCTCTTGTCTCCAATTATTCAACATCTCAAGTTTTGCTTGGTTCCGCAGTTGCTCTCTGATAGTTGATTCGTTAACCACTTTCAGCTCGATTCCAGACACATTGCCTTGAATCACCTTTTTGGGATATAGGTCAAGATCTCGAGGACGATTCCCTTCATCAATATAGAACTCTCGAATTAAGCTCTTAGTGTTGCCTTGCTCATCTGTGACTAGCTCTTCTTTTGAAAAACCTGTCTCTTCCATTGTCTGTCTTGCCTCTACAATCGAAACTACTCCGCTATCGTCGTAGATATATTCAATTTTCGAGACATTTGCCCAGCCAACTCCGAAGATTACTTTGTTTCTTAAATCTCGACCATGAAGAGGGTATACCTTGTATAGGAAGTGTGGCTCTTTTATTTTGCGTTGCCACTCCTCTATCCAGTCAACAGACTCTTTGTACGTCTCCGCGACTTCGACCGATATGCTCAGCCCATACAGCAAACAAGCATCATATAGCGATGTCGCTGCGTCGGTTCCCCCTTTGAACGAATAGACTAGCTCCGGCATCCATTCAGCGTCGTAGTCGCCCCACACCTGCCCAGGTACCGAGGGCGGTATACTGTGGTCAGTTAAATGCGAGGAGTATTGCCCTAGTGCGCTAGAATTGATGTTTGCAAAAAGTCCGAACACAACAGTCGCCCCTCTCTCGTTAACATTCTCATCCGAGTGCAATATGACTTTAGAGAGTACCTTTTCAGCGAAGAATCCTGATACGGTCACCATCGCCCCTTGTGCAGTTACCTCGTATACAGTTTTCTGAATAATGCCTGTTTCCGGACGCCCCGTGTTGCGCACAAACTTCGCATGTTTGTTCCAGTCTTTAGCAGCGAGATGTATGGAGAAGTCTCCAGGTTCGGCCCACTTACGATTCCATGACACTTCTATGAAGTCGAGATCCTCTAGGCGATTCATGAACTTATCAAAGAACTGTATCATACGCCATCATACCTCCCTATATACTCTATGCTCGTCCTCAGTGCGGACGCCCCTGCCTCTGCATCGACCTTGACAACATTGTCGCCATAATCGAGCACAAACTGTCTAAAGTCGTATGGGTCGTCACCCATTCCCATCGCTAGTATTTTGTTGTTATGTACTGCGTATGAGCGAGATGTATCAATTGTGATTGTGTCGCCCTTCTTGAGCTCCACATTTAGAACAGCAACATTGTTGTTAACCTTAATGGTGATATTCTTTGCATACCCTTGAGACTCAATCTCGATAATAGGCTGTGCTGGAGAAGAGCCAAGATATTCGATAACCTTCTCTGTCGTAATCTCTTCCCTTGAGAAGTTGAGCTTTTTGCGACCGAACGCATGCGGCCACACCCATAAGGGTTGTCTCTTGCTAAAGCTCGTCTGATCACCCTCTACGGCGAACAAGTCGGCATGCGGTGACAAGAACTTTATAGTCATGTCCGGACGTTTATAGACGTTCTTTGTCGGAATTGACTTGCCTGTAAGTTCGCAATCCTTCGCAATTCGAGTTACTCCGTTATAGGTTATATATAAATCAACCTTGTAACGGTTGTTGTGGAACCCTTGAGCCTTCGCTCTAGCCTCGTGATTCTGCGCCTGTGCGGTAATAGTTATCTCCCTCGGAAGTCTTCGCCTTCCCGTGATAATTGCACCATCTCCAACTCCTCTTGCTTCTTTCGAAACTTCTATATCCGCAGCATCTACCCCCGTAACAGAAGTAGTTCGCCAGTCGTCTGATTCGTAGTGAAATATTAGGCCGTCACTACGAACGGCCTTTAAAACTAAATTGTGTATCATTATTGTGCTCCTGCTAGTCCTAACTTCGCAGTCTCCCACGATACTGCTCTAGATACATCTGCTGGTGACTTCCAAGGCTGATTGAAGTTGATTGTCTGATTAACTTCGACATTCTGACTCGAGCCTGTAGCACCGAAGATTCGCGAACGCTCACCGCTAATTGCTGAGGCTATAGGATTAATCTCTGGAGCATCTATCAAGAATGCATCCTGCACTAGCCCCATTTGCTCGCCTATAGAATTGAGTAGTTTGTCTGTGTTTCTTACAATCCCGACGTCCATACCTTCGATAAGCATCTTACCTATCCAAGTCGTGAACCTTGATGGCGAGTTAATATCGAAAACGCTCTTTAATTTCGCTTTACATTTTGAGCCAAGCGTACTAATTAAGCCAAATACCTTGCCGAATCCGGCCTTTATACCGTTAATGAGCCCCTGTAGGAAGTGAACACCTATGCTGTAAAGACTGCCTAGCGCCCCTCTAACTCTGCCAGGAAGTGACCGCGCACCACTTGCAACCGCTGAACCCGCTCTCACGAATCCGTGGTGCATACCCGTGATGAATCCAACCAGCCAATTAATCGCCGTTGACACAAGTGAGCCGATGCCACTAGCAATCTTGCCTGGCAATGTCTTTGCAAAGTTCCACACCGCATTGATCACGTTCGCTGCACCTACAAGGAAGCCTTCGATAAACCCCCATATCCAATTAACTGCGACCGTAACTAGACTGCCCAGTCCTCTGCCGATTGCGTTTAGAACCGAAATCGCAAGGTTGCCAACAGCTGAAAGAATTATCGGTATGCACTTCACGATTCCACTTACAACTGCAATTGCAATTTGAGGCAGTGCTGTAACAATAGCGAGAGCTAGCTTTCCCATACCGACAATAAAAGTTTTAAGGAAACCCAATGCAATGCCTTCGCCACCCTTTGCGCCTGCCTGCTCTCCTCCTTGCTTTGCGCCTTCACCCGAACGGGTAAATAACTCGATAAGTACCTTAGGGATAGCGGTTATAACCGCTTGTAGAGCCTTTGGTAACCCTGTAGCGATTGCTTGCGCAAGCTGACCTACTTTCTGCATCAACCAAGTACCAAGTTGCCCGGCTAACTGCCCTATAGTTGCTAGTGCCGATGGTAGAGCCGTCCAGAGAGCTTTTACTATCTCCGGAAGAATCTCAACTATAACAGTCTTAAGTACCCCTATACCAGCAAGGATAGCCTTTCCGAGACCTTGCATAATCTGTGGTATTTTAGACTTAAAAGCCTCTAGTTTTGCGTGAATCAGTTGAGTTGCTTTATCCACTCCGCCTATCTTATTAACCCAGAGCCCAAGTGCGGCTACCGCTACACCAATACCGACCGCAATCCCTGCCGGAGTTGTTGCAAACTTGAGCATGGATTGCCCAAGTGTAGCAAGTGAGCTTCCGACCTTCATTGCCGCGGACTGTATGCCTATAGGGAGGTTAATTAGCATAGTACCTACTCCCGGCAGTATCTTATCGAGCCCAACGCCCAGGTTTAGCCACAAAGAATTATGAAAGGCGCTCAAGTACTTAATCGCACCAGTCATTGATGTGCGAATCGCCGTCGATATCAAACTCCACTTCTGTGCTGCATAGTATGCCGCCATTGCTCCGGCAAGTGATGTGACCGCGGTCGCAACAGCCCCGATAATCTTCGGATGCCTATTCATTAGCGATGCAACTTTTGCAAGATGCGGTACGAGTCTAGTTAGCATGTTGTAGAGTGGTTTAACTGCGTTACCTGCTAAAATCTCAAGGTTGCCTTTAAGTGCATCCACTTGCGCTGCAAACGTCTTGCTGCCCTCTTTCATGCCGTTAAAGAATTGTCCGCCTTTAGATGTTGCGTGCTCCATTGCTGCCTGTACGTCCTCGAAGCTAATCTTGCCTTGAGCCATCTGATCCTTGAGTTCTTTGTAGGTCCCGCGGCCCATTTTAGACAGCTCCTGAAGAGGGTTAAATCCCGCATTGATAAACTGCAGTAAATCCTGCCCCATGAGCTTCCCTTGCGACGAGACTTGACCTAGTACTAGTCCGAGTTGCTGGAATTTCTCCTTGTTACCGAGTGAAATATCGCCGAGCCTCTGCAGGTGACCTTTGACGTCTTTACTCCTTATACCGAACGTGAGCAACTGCTGCGATGCGGCTGCGAGGTCCGTAGTCCTAAAAGGCGTCTTTAGTGCCATCTTGCGCAGGTCTGCTACGTGCTTATTCGCTTTAGCAGCTGACCCCAGCAGAACCTTGAATTTGCTCTGGAAGTCCTGCATCTGCGAATTATAAGCAATTCCCATCTTTGCTAGACCTACAGCGTGCTTTGCGACAACGAAGCCTATACCTGCTGTAAACAACTTCTTGACGGTAGACATCCCTGTGCTGACACCTTCATTATTAACTTTTGTATCAAATATAAGTGTGCCGTCTGCCATTATTTAAACACCTCGTCAAATCTTCTTCCTGCTGCCTCTTGTTCCTCAGTCAATTGTCTAGGTAGTGCGAATTTGTCACGTAGTTTCTTTGCCTCTGGATCATCTCCGTCGTACGCCCTTATCTCTACAACCTTGGATAGAGCGGTATTCGGAGGTATTCCGTCTAGGAGGGCTTTAAACTTATACCAATGGAGCTCTTCTTGCTCTAAATCGTATAAATCTATGTTGTACGCTTGCTTAAATGCTGCATATATTAGATTTTCGTCGATTTTGAAGTCAAGAACATTGGTTCCTTCCTCGTTTCGCTCTACTTCTTTTCCGCAGTGATAAAATTCAACTATCTTTTCTATCGCCTCTGAAGAAAAATACCCCATAAATGACGGATTTTTACCTATAAACAGCACAGATAAGTCCTCAAGCTCTGGTAATGCGAGCCAAAATCGAAAATCTGTGCGTATAGGGTAATCAACACCGCCAATCGTTAAGGTTTTCGGCAGCCTTTTATAAGGCAGTTTCATTATTTCAAGTTAGACAGATTCGCCATGTTAGCCATGAGCTCATTAGCCGCCGTAAATGCTGGACTGTCCATTTCTTCCGCTTCCTTTTTACGCATATATGCCATTAAAGGAGCCATATACACGTCGTCAATCTCCTTTACAGCAATTGCGGACTCAACAACGGAAATCTGGTCAGAATCTGCTGTGCCGAACACTTCCTTAATCCCCTCTCTTCCGATTGTTGCCTCTAGCACCTTCATCGCGCTGTTATGAACCTTTACGTCGCCCTCTCCGAACGTTGCGTTGAACTCATCAAAGAGCTTTGCAATCTTTGGTGTGCGTTTTGGCAACTCGAATTCCTTATCGTTTAAAACAATTTCCATCTTCTCCATTGGTTTTGTCTCCTTTTCGTAAATAAAAACGGAGGGACTGTTACATCCCTCCTGAAAAGTGTATTAATTTAGTGATAACTTATGCTGCGGGCTTAAATTTAGGTTTTCCGCTCTCCTCTGTAACAGTTCCTCTCTTTACTGTGCCTCTCATCTGTAGGTCAAACTCTATCTTACCCTCAACTGCATCAAGAGTCTTAACTACAACGGTAGCAGGTACGTTCCAGGCCTTCCAGGTGCCTGTCTTTCCAGCATCCTCATCGAACTTATATACAAGCAGAAGGTCGACAACTGCCTCGCCACCTACCTTGAGGTTGTATGCGATGTCCCAGATTGCCGCAAAATCCGCCTCTTCCCTGTACATGGTTAGAGGGAGTCCGCTAATCTCTGGCTTGTATTTCTCAAGTTCTGACGTTGGACTCTCGTCCGAAATGTAGTCGTACTCTTCCACAGATGCCCCAAACTCGAGCTTTAGTTCTGTAGACTTCTTGATCTGTAGGTAATCCGTTGCCCCTTTTGGCTTAATAAAAGGTACAACCTCATACTTTTTAACCTTGCCTTCACCTTTCATTATTATTTATTTCCTTTCTTCTGATATGTGATACCGATTGAAATCTGATAAACTGCCTCGTCTGTCTCCGAGTCAATCATATAAAATCCGTTAGCGATGAACACTTCCTCGATGCCTTTAATCGACGGACGGTTGCCGCGTTTGTCTTGTTCCTCTACCCAGTCCTCAATCATGGCCAAAAAAGCTTGTGAGTTAATTCGTTCAGTCTCAAGTTGCGCATTTCTTCGGGTAAGGAAGTAATAATATTCGCTCACAACCTTGGAGCCATCAACAAATTCTGTGACATCCCTCTGCGCTTGTTTGTATATGCCGATGCTCTCTACTTGTGCCTCGAGTCTATCGGTATCAACATCCTCTACTACCACAAGATCGCACCTTTTTAGCCAAGTCTTAATTTTTTCGCCGTTCGTCACCATTTGCTACCTCTCTTTTGCTCCGGCTGTAGCGGCTGCCGCTCTTAAAATCTTGTCTTTGCCGCCTTCTTTTTTCATGCGTTCGAACCAGTAATTGCCTCTCTTAGGTGCGCCTCTAAACTTTGCTGGTCGGTAATACCATCGCCTCGCATAAGGTGTGCGATATATGACCTCACCGGTTCCGATTTTCGTGTGAATCGTTCCCGACATAATCAAATCGCCTTTGTCGTGCGGAACGTATGGGTTGCAGAGCCTCAATACCTCTTGGTCGACTACTCTTTGCACCCTACCGTTAACCTCTAGACCTCTTTTTCGTAAAATTACCCCTATTGGCTGCATTACAACTCTTGCATCTTTAATCTGAACACCCATTATGACGTCACCTTCCAATGCTTGAGCCTGTCTCTGTTGGTGTTATCCGCAAGAGTCTTTGCTGTGATTACATCGGGATAATCACGCTTTAGGTTCTTTGGCGGATATGCCTCAGACAGCTCAATTTTGACTTCTCCAAGGACAATCATATCAAGGCTATGTTCTGTATCAATCGTCCAATAACTCGCCTTATCGGCTAATCTCGCCCAGTCTGTGGCTACCTTGTAACCATCACGCATAGGTATTGCAATCGACACCTCGTTAGTCTTTATAACCTTACCGCCACTATCCACGGTGCGGACAATCTTACGGCGCCATTGACAATTAGTTAGCACCGTGCGCTTCCATCTGTCGTGTCCGTTTTCCTTATAATGATTAAAAATCGTTATTGTGTCAGTAAAATTCATTACATAAACCCCATTAATCCTGTTCCGGATAACATCGACCGAACAGTGCCCTCTATACTTTCGTTCCATGATTGCTCACTGTCGTAATGTTCTGAGTAACCGTCATTGCTAACAATCTTGATACCCGAGCTACTTGGTTTTGCATTCAAATCATGGATAACGCGAATTATGGTTGCCTTGACCTGGCTATAACGGAAATCAGACGGATCAACTACATTGTCAATCCGTCTCGTAGTCATTCCTCGGAGCAGCGATTCCGCTTGCAGGCGCATTCTGTTGAATTCAGCCTCGTCGGTGATGTCATTGTAATGCTCCTGGTAATCGTTAAGCTGCACAATTATCATAACTACTTCTTCTTTCCACCTTTCTTTGACTCGTCCTCCAGAGCATCTGCCGGTTCTGTATCCGAGGTTTCCTCGGTAACTTCTTCAACATCTGTCGGTTCTGTAGTTTCCAAAACTTCATCATCGAAGATTTCAAGTCCTACTATTCTACCCATATAGCACCTCCTTATGCCTTGTGCATTCCTGCAATACCGTTTAGCTTGTTCTCGTAAGCGTCAGCGATACCAACTTCACGGAATGGGAACACCCATCCGTCTGCATCGTGATTATCCTCTGGTGGAATTGCCTTGTTAACTCTACGCTTCTGGAACTGAATAACGGCGGAAGGCTCAACGATCAGGAAGTCAAGTGCCTTACCTGTAGATGCCTTCTCGAATCCGCCCTTCTCTTCTCCGACCGACTTGCCGTCTTTCTGCTTGATTGCAGTATAGAATCTGCCTGCTGGTACCTTCTGAACCTTGAAGAACTGATCGATGATTTCCTTTGACTTAGTAGTGTCAAGGTCTCTGATTAGTCCGTATACTGTTGGAGATGCGAACAGGATTCTTCCGTCTTCCGGAACCTCGTTGTCGGTCATCTCGTCAAACACCCTGGCAATCGCCTTGATAGCTGATGCGCCATCTGTGATAGTGGTTGCCTTAATGTTCGAGTCTGCCTTCTTGCAGTAAGTTGCAATTCTGAATGCGTCGAGCTCTGGGATTACCTTCGTTCTCTCGAACTCAGATGCGAGCTTACCGAATGCCATTCCTGCTGTGTCGATGTCGTCAACTGCATCAACGAGGAACTTACGTCCTCTGTCGAAGTTGCACTTAACTGTCTCGTTCTTGAACTCAGCGCTACCCATAGTGTATCCAGCGGAACGGTCGTAGTCGCCTAGTCCGTCCATGTCAATTTTAGGAATGATAAGTTCATCTGCATTAGCTCCCTGCTGTGCTAGTTCTGGTGCACCGTCAAGAATTGATGTGCATGATGTTGTCTTGTAAACTTCATCGAGAAGTTTTACATAAACCTTAAATTTTTCGATCTGATTTGCCATTGTTTAATCTTCCTTTCCTACTGGTTTTAGACCCATAACAGCCCTTGCTGTAGCCGTTGCCGCATCGTCTCCGCCTGTACCACCTCCAGCGTTACCTGACGAGTCGATTCTTGCTCCGGAAGGCTTTCCGTCGTCTGAACTAAACAAGAACGATGTATCATCCGATTCCTTCAGAGCCTTAATAGCCGCTTCGATGTCGTTCGATCTATCCTTGCTTGCCTTTAAGTCGTCTAGCTTGAGCTCGGCTCTGATACTTGCCGTTCTGCGTCCGCCAGCTTTGGTGATCGCGTCGTCCAGAAGTTTGTCAAACTCCGCGCCCTCTAGCTTGCTTTGCATCTCTTCTAGCTCCTTCTTGTGGTCAGCCGCCTTTGTCTCCGCAGCGGTCTTAAGCTCGTCAATTTGCTTTTGTAAAGCTTCCTTGTCGCCTGCAGCGTCCTGCAGCGCTTTGATGCTCTTTGCCTGCTCGTCGAAGTCAGCCTTTACCTTGTCGTACTGCTCCGCCTTTTCTTTTAGCGGATTAACCTCCGCATGGTGTGCGTTTAGTAGCTTGGTAATCTGGTCTTCGTCTGTGATGCCTAGCTGTTTGATTGAGTCTCTTGTTAATGCCATTGTGATAATTCCTTTCTTTTAACGTCCGAACAACTCCTTATGTTCCGACCAACCTGTATCAGACCTCACCTTTTACGCCGCAGTCCAAGGGCAATAAAAAAGCACCGCTTACTTGCGATGCTGATTAACGTATTTAGTTATAATAAAAGACGCGGAGCCCGAAGGTTATCCGCGTACGTTCCTGATTAAAAAGACGGTTTAGGTGGGACCCGCAGTCGCCCACATTTCTCGGCCTGTCTTAATAAATGACAGCGCGTTGGAGCGGGAATACTTTTCAACCTCTAAACCGCTTTATGTTACTTATATAGTAAACCAGTTATTTTCGTATGTCAATTAAATTGCCTTCTTTTTCTAACTTCCTTAGCTTTCTATTGCCCATTTTATGAAAATGAATAACCTTAGAATTGCCTCGTTTTACGAAAATACATTCCATATATCGCTCGTCTTTTATAGGTAATTTTTTAAATAATATTAACGAATTTTCATGCCTCTTGAAGTTATCTGCGTAGTAATCAGGAGATTTCAAGGTATCTTCAACAAACAAGAACTCCTCCTTAGACATCTCGTGACCGTGCTTATTTAAAACCCTATTTAGAGACCTTCCCTCAATATATACATTTGAACCGTCAAGCAAAGGATTACTGTTTACCTTGGGCAGCTTACCTAGATAAAATCTATCTAAATCATTAAATTTAGTAACACCTTTATCATAAAAATCTGATATAACGTCTCTAAAATCACCGATGCTCTTATCTTTAATCGGTTTTATATACTCAAAATCTCGTTTATATCCCTTAACGTATAACCTCTCCAGATTCTGCTTAAGACCTGCCTTTCTGCAAAACCTTGCGTATCGCTGCTCTTTTGCCTTAATTGCCGCTAGCCTTGTCTCGTCTCCACCTATGTACTGCCTCTTGAGCTCTCGTAGCTCCCTCTCGATTCGTCTCTGTACCTGCGTTGCTTGGTAATATGTGTATGTTCGTCCGTCAATCGTTACAGGCTCCGGGTCTTTCTCAATCGGGTTAGGTTCAGATATACCCTCGATAAATGGATAAAAGGTATGTCTGCAGTTATACCCACACAAGCCTGTTGGATCATCAGGGTAACCCGTAACGTCTGACAGCTTCTCTATCTTGTAACCGAGTCGTTTCTCTTCCTCTGGGTGAGCCTTACCGCTTATGCTGTACACCTTGCCCTGCCAGTCAACGTGACTGGCACACCCTATGCCCTCACGAGCCCCTGCGTGTGAGGATACCTCTACAAGGTCGGTGCCGAGCTCATTGGCATTACTCATTGATATTTCCGCAGCCATTTGACCAAGTGTAGTCCTAACCGCAAGTGCAGCGGCTACATCAATACCTCTTGAGATACCAGAACCGAAGTCAACGTGTCTAATTCCGCTCTTCTCGAGGTCTGACACGACTTTTTCGACTGCTTGACCACTGGAGAAACCACCCGAGGCTACGTTCATTACCATGCTATCCATTGCGTAACTAAACGCTCTGTCTTCCCGAATAGGCGCCCCGATAAATTTAAACCCAGTAGAGTGCGTAAGGTTCTTCAGTTCGTGAGCTAACCTCTTTGTTGCGGTTCGGTTTATCTCCGCCAGTTCAGAGCTGTATCGGAGGTGTCTGCCTCTCGACTTCCAGAAAGCTAAATCGTCGCTAAAAGCCATTGTTCCGGCTCGACCGACTATATCGTCACCGTGAGCTTTTGCGTCCGCTATAAGCTGTTTTATGCGCTCTCTGACAGCCCTCTTGTGTTCGAGTGTATTCTTCGCAATCATAGCTTGGTACTCTTTGTCAGCCTTGAGCTCACGCATGACCTTGTTGCGAATCTCCATTGGCTTATATCCCATAGCCTCGAGAGCCTTTGCCTGTAGCTCTGCAGTCTCTGTCCAGCGCTTCTCCTTGCGGACTCTGCGAGCTATGTCTTGTATTATGTCCTGCTCGAGTTCCTGGAACAGCGGCACCATCTCCGCAGATAACTGCTCCTTCTGCCTATCGGACAACATATCGATTTACTCCTCTATAGGTTCAGTTGGATCTGCTTCAGCTCCACCACCGTTGTACCACTCGTTCGCCTCTTCCTCGGATAGGTTGTACTTTTCCTGGAGGTAATAAGTTACGAGTTTAGGCAGCCCGAACGTCTGCGCATCTTGTCTCATTGCTTCGAGCTCGCTCTGCCTATCGATGATGTAACTATCGTCATACTCAATATTGATATCAACATTGAGGTCATAGCTTGTGCTGCTAGTAGCATTCGAGAACCATAGCAACGCCTTGATTATATCCTCTATGTAGTCGGTCAACTTCTGCCGCTGCTTGTTGAGCTCTTGCATTGAGTCTTGTTTAGTCCCGATATACTCTGTTGCTGTCTTTATCTGACCGTTTTCAAAACTGTACTTCCTCGAACCATAGCCGAATTTAAGCGATAGTAGTGAGAGCACCAGTTCAAATGTCTTGGTAATATCATCAATTCGAATCTCGGGGTTTACTTCCTGAATAAGAGTCTTCTGCTCCGGTAGCGCCTTACCTACCGACACGAAAGTCTTTTTGTGCTGCTTATTCGGAGTAACAGGTTCACCGTTTTTATTAAAATCGCACAGAGCCTCGTTGTACAGAATCATCTTGTCGGCTTTGTCAAGGTCACCAAAAAGGACGTTGAATATCAAGTCAACGCCTTTTAGCTCGGGAATAGCACCGTATATCTTAGGCAGCCCATAACCTTGCATATCCTTAAGGTTATTGACCGCTGCAGTAGTTAGTACCGCGAACGGCTTAACCTCTCCCAGCACAATATCAACGTGACGCTCACGTATCTCGTTTCCTTGTTCATCTAACACCGAAGTAGTCGACTTATATGCGCCGTCCTCTAGTGTAAACATCACTATTGTTGTTCGAGCCTTGTTATTCTCGACATCTTCCGATGCGAACGCGCACTCGGTAATCGTACCCTTTTCGACATTTAGCGGGAATATCCCATTCGGCTTAACATACACCAGCTCTATCTTACCGCCGCGAAGTTCCTGTGATTCAAGTACATCCGCACCGACTACTCTTGCATATGTAGCAACAGTTCCCTCGGCAGCGATTAGCTCCAGTTGTTCTCTGATGTTGTCCTGGAACTTCTCGGATTTTAGCAGCGCCGATACAAATTTGTCTGCGGGGTCGTCCTCAAGTCTCACCTCAACTATCTCGCAGAGGTTAGCATCGTCTTCGCATGCTCTCTTCGCAAATCCGCTACGTGCCATCTCATAATCAACGTTGTTAACTGTGCTGCGCTTGTGGAAATCGTCGATTAGTTCCACACGATACCACTTGTCACATGTATCGATTATTTCAAGGGCTTTGCTGTTAACCTTGTAGCCCTTTTTATTCAAGTAACTAATTATGTGTGTTCTCACTTCTTCCTCCTATCGGATGAAAGTAATTTATAAAGTAACTCCACGAGTAGAAGTCTGCATCGTACGTGTCAACATCTGTTGAAAAGTCATCGAGCAACTTCTCTTCTTTGCTTTTGCTGTCGTACACCATTTCACTAATTGATTCCACAATCGGTTCGCAAAACTCCTTGACCCATAGCAGCCTGCCCGTGTTGATTACAGCGTTATAGGCAAGTACCCTGTCGCTAAACTCCGTCTTGCGGCATCCTGCCACATTTATCCCTATTCGGTTCGTCGCACTATACATCGCCAGTCCGTTTAATATAAGCTGCTCTGCATTATCAACAAAAGCGACCATAATCGGGATACCTGGATATAGTGCCCTGACCTCGCTGACAAACTCTCCGAATGTGATATATATCTTCTCTGGATCAACCGTGCCCTTATCGTGCTTAATCCGTTTGTAGTGTAGGCGTATCTGCTTGTCAAACTTTCGGGTGAATCCTGTAGCAACAAAAGGTGTATGCGACTTCGTTCCGCCTATATCTATGCCGATGTAAATCTGCATAATCTTATAGGCATTTTGCCTCTCTCCTGCTTCATTCACCGGCATAAGCTCGTCGTAGCTGATTGCGTATTTATTCGCATCATCTGCAAACTGCGGATGTACAAGTCCTTCAGCACCGACCCATAATCCCTTAATAAAGCGCTTAAAAAAGACGCCGACGAATTGGCGTCTGTATCGTTCCTTTATTGCCTCCGATAACGACAGATTGTCGTCCATAGTGAAGTGTATGTATATAAGGTCTTTGTCGTCTGCCTTGTCTATCCAGTTAACTTTGAACCAGTGACGCGGCCTGTCCGGATTACAGTTGAACCACCATTTAGATCCCTCTACCGAACAACGAGCAGTAGCCTGATTAACGAAGCTCTCCGGCATGAGTGCGACCTCATCGAAGAAGAACCCAGCAAGTGTAATACCCTGCACAAGGTCTTGTGAGCGTTCGTCCTTACCGCCGAAGATGTAATAATAATTCGTTACCCCGTTGCGACTTACCTCGAGTAGGTTGTCGGCTCTATGATCCTTGAACCTATAGCCCCTAGCGAACAGCATCAACTTGAGTGGCTTTAGGACGTTTCGACGGAATGCACCGATAGTCTTACCAGCCATACCGAAGTTCTCGCCGCTAAACGTCTCCATTGACCACATGACATAGGATAGTGCCATCGATACGGTCTTCCCTGAACGAATAGCACCGTCTGCAATAATACCGTTCTTGCCTTGTACGGGCGACTCTGGCAGCCACCACGTTAGAACCTGCTTTTGTTTTTTGCTGAACGGTTTAAACCTAAAAACCTGCGCTAATCTTCCCATACATCCGTAACCTCATCCTTGAGAGCCTCTATAAATCCATCGTCTTGGTAAGTGTTTGCACTGTCATCGCCTTTTACCTTTGCTGTCTGCGCCTTAATTAGTTCTATTCGCGACTTCTGCTCTTCTGTTGCCATATCCCAATCACGGTGTAGCATCTCGTCATACTGCTTGATTAAGCTCCGTAGCTCACCTTGAGCCCTTGCTTGTGCCTTAAGGAAATTATTCTGCTTATCCCAAGCCTGTTGAACTTCCCACTTTTCACCGCAAACAGTGCCGTCCCTCTCTTCAACTCTCTCAACCGTCTTATCGTCTTTATCTTTTACGTATGCGATCCTCTGCGCTCTGATAATGGCAGCATATGCAATCTGTATCTGATGCCACAATAGGTCAAGTGGATTAGCCTTTTCAACAGCTTGTACGATATCGAGTGTTTCCTCCGGGAGATACTTCGAAAAGAATCCGTACTTCTCGGCGTTCTTGTTGCCCGGCGGTCCCGTAGCGTTCTTGTTACCAAGCTGTGCAATAGCATTTTTGTGTGCACCCTTTTTCTTTTTTTGTGTGCACCCTTT